ACGAACCGATTGACAATCGGTGTCTGCATGTTGCATTCTCCTGACTTGCTTTCACCATCGCATCCGGTAGGAGCAGATGCGCGGCTGAGCGCAGATATTTATATCGACGGGACAAGCCCGGGATATTTGGCGCTTCGAGAAGGACTCGAACCTTCGACCGACCGGTTAACAGCCGGTTGCTCTGCCAACTGAGCTACCGAAGCAGGGGGGGCGTGCCCTTGGCCTTGAGCACGCGTTACGCCGGGATCTTCCCGTGCGCCTGCGCTTATAGGTACGCTAACCACGATCGGCTGTCTGTCCTGGCGGCCGCACCCGCTTCGAGACAGTCACTTGTGCGGAGTTCGAAAGCCGGCAGCTGATGAGGCCGGCACTCAACTGAAAAGGTCCAAAGAAATTGTGTGCGCCGCTTTGGGCGCGGTTCGGTCCAATGCGTCAGTCACGCGCGCTTCGTTATTTCATGACGCGAGCTACGTCATTCGGCCCATTCTGTGGAGGTCACGTCATAGTCGTCCCACCAGTGGTTGGCCTTATAAATCATCCACGCGGTAAACGCCATGGCGGCCGCGAGGGTAATCGCATGCATCATTCAACCATCTCCTTTACCCGGACTCAGATCCTTCAGGGTTGCTTGGCTTTGGCTGTGCTCCAGAGGCGGCCTTATCGGGCGAGCTTGTCCGTTCGCTGTCGCTCTTCTTTGGCCTGCCGCCTGCGTGTCGTCCGTTGGCTGGCGCGCCTTCGGCCGGCTCCTGACTCTCAGCTTTCGACGCGGCCGCCTGCTGATATTTCATTTCGCGGGGCATAAAGGTCTCGTCGATTCCTTCGGAGGACTCCTTCTCGCGCTGTTTCCGCTCCAGCTCCATGCTGTACCCATTGTTTTCCATCATGGTCTTGGTGCTGACAACGCCCTTAGTCCACAGATCGTTGCACGCTTCGCGAAGTGCCTTTTTGCCGCTCATATCAAGCGGCGCAAAGTGGAACTGCGGAGTCTCTTTCAGGTTGTAGGTTCCTTCAATCCACTCCGTCATGCGGCCGTTGATCCGGTTCATGATGTCACAGATCTCTTCGCGCATGGCATTAATACGGGCCTCAGCCATCTGGGTCGAAACCTGCGCCGTAGAGAAGGTAGAGCCTTCATCGGACGTGCCCGTTACCAGAATGCCGCTGATACCGCCGGCGCTGAGGATCTCCTCGTTGACGGTGCTGTAAATCGGCCACTGGTACAGGTCGCTCAGATCGGCGCTCAGAATTTCGGCCTTGGCCAGCTGATTGGTAACCACCAGCGGGAACCCGTTCATGCCTTGACGGAAAAGGCTGCGCACTGCCACCAGCTGTTCGCGGTCTGGCAGAATGTCAGCACCCTTTTTCTCGTCGCCGTAGCGGACATGGAAAATGGATTTGCGCTTCAGGTTCAGCATGGCGACCTCGTACTCACGGATCAGCTCCTTACGCGAAAGCGCCGGGAGTGCCGCCGCAATCCACGGCACGGCCCACCGCATCCAGCCTTCGTGCGGCCCCTGAATCACAAAGGTGTTCTCAGGATTCATCTGAGCATACTGTGCGCCAGCGTTCAATGCCGTCTGCACTTCTGGCGGATAGCCCTTGAAGGCGTACTCAAGCTCGTTATCCTTAATCCAGTCCTGCTGCACGGTGTAACCCTTCATCTTCCACTCTGTCTGAATACTCTGCACGTCGAGCTCGACGAGGGGCTGCCTGTTCAGCATCGTGTTGGAAATCCTGCACTTGTGGATCGGGAGCGTGATGATGTTGCCGTCCAGCACGTACAGGACACAGTTATTGTATTTTGCAAGGTGTGTGAAAATATCGTCGAAGACTTCGCTAATCCTGATCCGCTTATAGTAGTCCTCGTAGATACGAAGCGTCTTTTCGTTATCGCCCGTCAGATACCACGGGCTGCTGTTGCCGAACGGCACAAATACGTGATAAACGATGCCGTGGCAGATGGGGTCCGCGTCGCAGTAATAGTCGGCCAGCTGGAACAGGTCTACAATGTTGTCCTGCTTATTCCGCAGAATCGACGTGTAGTCATAGTCCGCAAGCTCGCCGCTATAGGTTATGTTGCTGTTGTCGTAGACTTGGACAAATTCGTCGCCGTCCGCGGCCCCGGCCCCAACAAAGACCTTCTGCCTCTTTTCAGCCTCGGCGGTCACGATGCCGCCTTCGGTTTTCGCGCTTCGTCTGAAGCGGTCGAAGATACCCATGGGGCATCACCGTCCTTTTTACAATATATCGACAATGCCGACACAATCGAGGTTGTGCCGCATACGTTTGATGTTTTCTTCCTCGATCTGGGAGATATAGTCGTTCGCCATCGCCAGCGAGCTGTAGCGGTCCTTATGCATGGATGCTTTAGGAACATCGATGATAGCGCCGCCGCTCGCGCCGATTTTGATAACCACGTTGCCCATCTCAAACTGGAGGGCGTCGGTCTGCAGGTAAACGTCCTTTTCCTGCATGCTCAGCGCCTTGGAGTCGTCGCCCTTCGAAGTTTTCTCGGCCTCCAGCATCTGGATCTGCCGATACGAGATCGGAAGCTCGATGGTCCGCTTCTCAAGTACCACCCGCAGGTTTGTGTAAATGCGCTGGTTGAGCGCCTGCACAGCCCTGAACGGCCGAAGCATAGGAATGGCCGTCGGGTTCGGACTTGGAATATCGTCGCACACAAGCGGCGCAAATTCCTTGCCGGTTGCCGGGTCCACCCACTCGCGCTCCATGAATTTGTCGAAGCTGTCGCCGACGCCGCGAGCGTCGTACACAATCTTCTCCGCGTTCGGAAATTTCAGGTGGTAAAGCCGGCGCACCTCGTCGGCCAGATAGTCCAGCGACTTGCCGTTGTAGGCGCGCATATTCACAAGCTTTCGGAAGAACGTGCCGTCAGACCGTTCCACAAACTTGATCACGGTGATAATGCTGTTATCCGATCCGCTTGCCGCCGACGTAGCAATATCCAGCCCTATAACGTAGCGGCTCTTACTGCTCTTCGGCTGCTCCATCTCCACCTTCTTCAGGGTGCGGCAGCCTTCCACCAGTTCGTAAGGGAAAGCCGAGTCCGCATTGGCTCCGAGGAAGATGCTTCCGTACTCCTGCAGGAAAGCGCTCTCCGGCATTCGTTTGCGCTCCCGCTCGAAGAAAGCCGCCTCAGTAATGCCGTTGTCGACGGCGCACTGGTAGTCGAGGGCGCACGCAAACGACTCTGTGTCGCCGCGCGCCATCTCCGTCAGCGTGTGCATGAACTGCTTGTAGAAGCCGTTGCTCTTATCGCATGCGCTCGTCATGCAGATGGATTTCGACGGGAAGTCCTTAAAGCCGTAGGTGGCCGCCGTCAGCCGGGTTGTGTTCTTGATAGGCTCGGCAATCTCGTTGTACTGCTCAGCGTCGACCTGTAAGCTTTCGTCCTGCCACAGCACTTTGGCCCGCTGTCCACGCGCGCTTTCGAGCGGCAGGGCTCGGCATACCGACGTGCTTTTCCAGATGCACTGTGCACCCACGTTGTTAATGGTCACGAGGTTCTTCGTGTTTGTCGCCTTGATCTCGTTGGCCAGATTCGGATTCTGGTCCGCCAGCTGCCGCAGCTTCTCAAACATTAGCTTCGCCTGCAGCACCGTATTGGACGTCGTAATTTGGTCGGCCCCCGGATAAAGGGCCGCAATGGCCGCCATACAAAGCATGCCAAGGAAAGTTTTGCCCAGTCCGCGCGAACATACCTCGCGGATTTCGCTGCAGTTGCCAATGGCCCGCGCCAGCACATGCTGAATACGGGTGAGCTTTACAGGCGGGAACATGTCCTCGATGGCAATGTCCAGATGGGTCCGCCAGAAGATTATCTGCTCTTCCCACAGCACCATCTGCTCCTCTGTCATAGTAAAATCTGTTGCCGCCAAGGGCCATCACCTCACTGATCCAGCCCTACAGCCCGGACAATATGATGGAGCTCCGCAATCGACTTATCTACGTCGTCGGGCTCCCACTCGATTTTTCGCGTACACGGATGTCCGTGCGTCTCCAGATAAAGAGCGATTTCGCCGACCGACAGCGCCTGCTGGTCCGCCTTCGGCTTCCGCTTACACGCCGCCAGATTCGTCGACTTCGTCAACATGTCCAGCACCGTCTGCGCGTCCTTAACGTCGCTGATCGAACCGCGGCCCGACCGGTAGTCCATCTGCAGTTTTTTCAGGATCAGCGTCTGCACCGCAATGTTGTGCACCGCCTCTTCCATGTAAGCGTCAAACTCCAGCTCGGCCCCCTGATTGTCGTGCTTCAGCCGTTCATAGTAGTCGTTCAGCCACTCCAGGTCGCGTTTCGTGTACTCGCCGTACCATTCGTCGCTCCACTCCGGCCGCTCAATGTCGTCGGCCTCTTCGATTTCGCCGCGCTCCTTCGCCTCTTCGTAGGTAAGCGCGCCGCTTATCTTTGTCGGGTCCTCGTATTTGTAATACATCGGGAAGTAGGTCGGCAGAACCGCGCAGGTCATCGTCTCAAGAAGCTCCATGCGCCGCTCCGTTCCAGATTTCTGGTAGACGATGTTGTTCGCCGCCTCAGAAGCTGCCTTCTTGTTGGCGGCCTGCCACATCTTCTCGTCCCAGTGCCGGTGGTTTTCCCAGCAGTACTCGCGCATGGCCTCGCGCGTTTTGCACTTGGCCAGGCAGTCGCGGCACCACCTGTCGTAGCCGTACTCGTCCGCCCAATCCCGGTTCTTGTAAAATTTCGCAATCGGTTTCACCTTGTTGCACCGCGCACACAGTTTCGTCTGCGGCGCCTGCTTCGTTGGCAGTGGTTTCGTCTCTACAACGCTCACAGCGTATCATCCTCCATGGCCGCCTTATCAATGGCATTGGCAATGGACTTTGCATCAAAAACGTCACAGGCGGCGTCGACCACCGTGCCGCGCTCCGCAATGTCCTGCTGCACCTGCAGCCACTTCCGCGCGCTTTCCTGCACGCTATAGAAAAGCGCCACACACTCAAAGAGCGCCGCCGTCTTCTTGTACTTATACCGCTCTATGCCGTCGCCGACGCGCTTTACAAAGGTCGGCTCAAAGCCGTGCTCCGCCAGCCAGTCGCGCTCCAGACGCCACTCCGTGCCATACTCGCGGTCATACTGCTTCCGCCTTGGCCGCCCCATCATTTCGCTCATTTTCCATCATTCCTTCCGCGGCCGCGCCGCCAAACTCGACTGTCACAGGAGGCATAAAGCCACCCACCTGCGCCTCATTCCACGCATGCAGCTCATGGTCCTCAAAGTATTCGTCCGCCTTGTCGCAGTAAAAGTACCGTCCCGGCACCTGCGCCACCATCCCCGGCGCTACAATCCGCCGCGCAATAATGCACTCCTGCACCGCATGACTTTCACCACAGCACGGACAAACCCGCGTATCCTCCGCTACAATCTGCAAAACCTGTGCCATCATAATCACCTTTCTGACACCGGAAAAACGGTGTCTCTTTTCTCATTATGGGGATTTTCGAAGCGTGACAAAAAAGGGGGATGTTTGGAGGGGGAACAGTTATAGTGAAGTTTACGCTTCGAAAAATTTTTGAACGTAAACTAAGGCCGCCTTTGAGCTTAACGCTTAAAGACGGCCTTTTCATGCTGATGATAACGGGGTCACTACCCGTTATTAAATATATTTCAAGGAGGTCTCGCGAAATGAAGTACGAGATCAGGTTTGAAGCAAAGACGGGTCGTAATATGACTATGTGGACACGTCGAGTTGGTTTTCTCGATGATGCCGAGGAGTTCGACACCTTTAAGGGTTTTGATTCCTTAAGGATCGAAGTTCGTCTCGGCGGACGTGTTATTGACACGTATAGTCGGGAAAGGAGGCAGTCAAAATGAAAAAGATAGCCTCCACGGTTATTGCGATCCTCGCTCTGGTAGCTTGGATCGCAATTTTCGTAAACTCCTTCGCTCAGTTTGAGCGGAGGACAACGGCGGCTGAGTACCAGTGGCGTCTTCACTGGGCAGACCGCCGTTGAACCATTGGAGCGCGGGTCAATGCGCTCCCTACCTGAGCTCATCGTGTGTTACATGGTGAGTTCAGGTGGGTATCCCGGAGTGCGTAGGGCAAATCGCACAGACCAGATGTGGTTAGGTCGTAATCAAGGCCACACGCCGGACCCCGGCCAGGTAGGGGAACTTATCGAATATGGGTAAAGCCCAAGGAGGAAAAAGAAAATGATGAAGAGTGCTGTGATCCCCGTTACCATCGACTTCAGTCGATTCCCCGTAACGGACAACACAAACGTTGTCTTAACTCAGGAAGACCTATTCGACGGACAGTGCCTCTTGCATCAGAACAACCTTTATTCCCCATACGTCTGGGAAGAGCAGGGAGATCCTGCTTTCACAGGAACTGTGGTGATCGCCAGTTGCCGTTTCCGCACCGTTAAGGAAGCGGAAAAATATGGCAAAGAAATATTTGGTGAACACTACGCGGGTGTCCATCAGGTCGCCTTTTCAAACAAAGACGATCTTCCGTTCTAACATAGAGGGCGCTTATGCGCTCTCGGTTGAGCCCATCGTTCATGGTGGGTTCACCTGAGAGCACACAAGTCCAAAGAAAATATTCACTTTGGGCTTGCAAGCACAAAATAAATGTGCTATAGTGTTCCCAATCAATCCGGCTGAGGTCGGGAGGCTTCATCCTCAGTCGGTGCACCACGGTAAAAGCCAAGCGAAACATCGTCTCATTTGCGATGCGTAGCTCGTATGCAGTACGAAAGTCTGCGGGTCCTGCTTGGATCGCTTAAGCGGAAACAGCTGGTCGTCTTGTGCCAAAAACAAGAGCAGGGGTCGTTTCCCCAAACGCCCCTGCCGCATACCACCACAGCAATGCTGCTTAGGAACTTCGAGAGTGTTGAAGCTGCATTGCTTACGTTTTTGCGCTAAAAAGCGCAAAGGAGGTACTATGGATATTATCAACAACAGCAACAAGTTTGTCAAGTCCGTCGCCAAGACCACTCCCGTCGACATCGCCCGTACCGAGATCAAGATCAACGAGCTCAAGGCCGCCATGAAACCCGCGAAGCAGCCCGCGCCGAAGAAGCCGGAAGGAACTCGCCGGGAACGCATCGCTGAGGAGCGCTCCAAGCGCGCTGACGAGGTCGAGCAGAAAATCCGGCATGCCTTCCAGGCTATGCCCAAGACGACGGCCCGCGAGGTTGCAGAGCTCCTCGCTAATCTGACCTTTGACGGTGTTGGTCGCCTCGAAGCGGACGAGCTGATGCGAATCAATGGCATTGGCCCGAAGTATGCCGAGAAAATCCTGGAGCAGCGGTGGGAGCTCTCCTGCCGTCTCGTCCATGCGGACGAGTACGAGCTTGACGTAGAAGTCAAGCCGCAGATGGCAAAGAGGAGCAAGGTATCCTTCTTCGCAAATTATGATCCAAATAAGCATTCCGTAAAGGAGATGGTTGTCAAGAAAGACATCACCCTGCCGCAAGGCGCTCTCGATGAGTTTCTGATCGACCACGGCTACGAGAGTTACGATGTCTTGATCACCGCTGTGGGCTATATCAAAGAAAATCCCAATAAGCCCACGTCTAGGGAAATTGAACAGAAGGCCGCGTGGGAAAGATGGTGCAGAAACGGTTTCACCGCGCGCGGCGGCAAGAAGTTCCGCGTCATGTTCCACGGAACAAACGCAGGAAGAAAATGTGAGGCGATCTTCGTACGCGAGGATGTATACGACATCGTGTACAACTTCGTCACCTGCGAAGCACGAAAAGAAGGCGTCGCCACAGAGGCGAAGCTGGCGGCCTACATGGGGCTTAACCTGCCCGGGACAATTAAGCTTGAGGACTACATCGGAATCAACATCGAGCCAGAAGCAATTGCGCTGACTAAGGAATACAAGAAAGTATTCCCGAACCAGCGAGTTGACTTCGTGGATATCGAGAAAGGAACAGTCGATATCGACGTAGTTCGCGATGTTATCGAAAATATGTTTGATGGACAAGCAGCCTTCCATATTTCTGACAAGATGCTGAAGAAGTATCTTGACGGCAAAACGCCGGAAGAAAAGAAACGCATTCTTCGCAAGCTCAAGAAGGCAAAGAACTTCACGCTCCGCGGGCCGTGGCTCAAAGGTCTGACAATAAAAGACTTTGACTTCCATGCAGTACTAAGAAAACTCGGAGTCAAATATGTCAGAACAAAAGACGGTCGCCTCATGGACATCGACGATATCGTCATTCTGGCAGATGAGTCTGTATTTAAAGCCAGTATCGGCGAAAATGGACATTATCACAGTTGGCAGGAATACTGCGAAGCCTTCCGTCGGCAGGGACATTCCCTGCGTGTGCTTATCAAAGAGCATACAGACAAACTGCATGCGCTGCCGTTCCAGCAACTGCAGTCAATGGTAGGCGGAGACAAAGAAGCCCTCGCTGAGATAATCGACAAAGAAGTCAACAAACTTATGTCATATCAGAACAAGGATAATGCCATTGCTCTCCTCGGCGGAGAAATGTCTAAGATCGTACGTATGTGCCCCGGTCTTCTGCGCCATCCCTGGGTAACAAAGAGAATTAAGGATACATACAATAAACTGTATGCCGAAGCCACAGGCGGAAAGACGCACGGAAATGCACATTATCTTTTCCTTGGAAAAGACCCTGTTGCAATGGCCCAGCATGTTGCATGGGCTTGCTCTGACATTAGTGAAGAGCTCCAGAAGAAGTTCCCCAAAGAAGAGGACTATGTAACGGGCGAAATTAAAGCTGGGCACGTTGTATGCGCCATCAACGAAAAAGGATTCGAAGGCGTGATGAGCCGTAATCCCAGCACCGATGCGCAGGCTCAGTGCCTTGTGCATGTCGACAAGGACTTTGGCGAATGGTCTTGGGCATTTACGTGGAGCACAACCTGCTATGCATCAGTGAACAGCTATGAAACGACAAGAATCCGCGGCGACCATGATGGCGATCATATCTTCCTCTCATTTGTCGCCGCTGTGATTAAGCTGGCTAAGTCTGCCGCCGAGTTCGCTGGTGGCCGTCTGATTGACTGGGTTGCTCCGAGTACACAGAAGCACGTGGTCACGAAAGAATCAATGATAGAGTACTTCTGCGGTCTTACAAAGCAGAGCCAGCTCGGTCATTGGTGCGACGTACTGACTTCACTCGTTGGGTTCGGTGCGAAGCTGTACGATCACAAAGCCGCCTGCTGGTTAGTAATGGCAGTCAACGTATTCGTCGACGCGTCGAAACATGGTATGGGCGATGTGACCGTCCCGGATTTCGTGCTTGATGCAATTGCCGTCAAGGACGAAGCTGGAAATATTCTGACCGATGACAACGGTCATACCATAACCCGTCCGATGCCCCGCTATGCCATGCAGGCGAAGGACAACCAGCATCCGAGCAATGAAGAGAAGCACCTCGGAAATAAGAAGTGTGCTCCTCGCCATGGCAAAGGAAACGGTGACGAGCTCAGAGCTGCTGTGTTGAACAAGGTGTCTGCCGATCTGAACATAGATCTCACCGGTGTTGCGCAGTTCTCCGTAAATGAGCTTCTGTACGATTACAACGGAGCCCGCAACGGAGGAAAGAGCTTCGGATACCGCGGATGTGACGAACTTTTCGATGATGGCGAGTACTGCAAAGAGACCGGCCATTATGAAGGACAGGGTCTCTGGAAAGAAATCTGTTTCGAAACCGGTCGTGAACTGAAAGAGATCAGAGACGGTTTCGCAAACATCGAGAACGATGTTTTCGCGTACAACGCAGCTCTGAAGAACGCTCGTGCGTTTAAACGGTATGCTGGAATCGTACGTCTCAACGAGTGGGCCGCGCTGAACGGCAGGCTGCCTGAAGACGTATACGACGCAGTCACATTCCACACTTTCGTCAAGCTGCAGTATCCCGTACAGCGCAAGAATGAAACTGTGAAAGACTACGAAAAGAGAATAGAAATCTTCAACATCATGTTCGAAGGATGGGTTGATATCTATGCCGGAATGGCGCTCCGTGCGATTCTTCTTCGCAACAGAGGTCTGCAGACCGGAATCGGCCTGACCGACGACGCCGCAAACGAAAACGCTGATTACAGCGTTTACGACGACATGCTTGAAGACATTGCCTAATGTCTTCTGAAGAAAGGAGAAAAAATAATGGAATACACTTATGGTTCATATCTGTTCGTTGTTTGCAATGACCCTGATGGGTATCTGGTTCAAATAACGGACATGAGGGAATACGCCGGCGGAACCGGCTATCCCGAAAAGACTCCGCGCGCCGCGATGTTAAATACCATAAGACATCTCGGTGATATGTTTCCTCCCCGCGTTTGCGCTCGAATGAAAGACGCGGGGAAGAAGGTATTCCCAATTTGATCGGAGGCTAACCTATCCGGGCCCATCGTGAGCGATCATGCTGGACCCGGTCGTTAGCCCCTGATTGCGGGTAGCCGTAAGGCTCCCGCTTTCTTGGGCGGCCCGAGGGGGAGATTTTTCTGGGGGGCGGGATTTTTTCGCGCCGCTCACCCGGCTTGGCCGAAGCCGAGAGCGGGGCGGAGCCCGCTCACCCACTTGTGAATCTCCGAGACTGCGATGGCGTTTGTGTCGCCGTTGTGTGTCGGAGATTATCGGCGCGGCTGAGACGTTGTCCCGGCTTGCGCCGAACCGAGGCAATGCGCGGGACGGAGCCCGCGCGCCCACTGGTGAAAGACCTGAGAGGAAAACTCTTGGGTCTTGGAACTTGGAGCGCGGGGCGGAACCCGCGCGCCCACCGGTGAAAGAGCTCTTCGGAGCTCTGAAAACCTGGCGGCTTAGATTTTTAGGGCCACGGGATTTTCCGGCAAGCCGGTTGATTGCGCGGGACGGAGCCCGCGCGCCCGCTTGCGAAACAAAACGAAAGGGGATGCTAAGCATGAGCATTCAGGAAAAGCTTGCCAAGCTGGAGCAGGAAATCCAGCACGAAATCGATGAGAGCGACGGCTACTGGCCTCAGCACCTCTACACCATGATTGCCGAAGCAAACCTGCTCGCACGCAAGCTTCGGTGATTCAGACCCTTGACCGGCGAGGTCGGCTGCTTCGCGCCCAATCTCGCTGCTCAAGTGCCTGAACCTGGCGCAGGTCCACCTCCTGCCTGCGCGCAGTAAGCCGCGTTTCCGATGGGGAGCGGGGACGCGGTATGCCAGCACGATCCACTTTCGGGTGACGCATTGATGTGTGTCTAAACACCCAAGTGCTGGCGAGTGACGCAAACGGATCAATGTCCAGCCTGCATGACATTAAACTGCTCCAGCAGAAGCAACCTGCTGAAAATAAAGCCCGATCCGCTGATCCAGGATAAGATCAGATGCTTGGCGGTAGCATGCGAAAACCGCACTTCTTCAGTGCCTAGCACTTTATTTTCTCTATGGCGCCATAAGCCCAAGAAGTACGCGAGCATCCGTAGAGGTGCCGCCAGCTGCATGTCTGGTTGATACATGCCCCGAGAAACGTATGGGTTAAGCACGTGCTTCCTGAAGCCCGGGATGTCGGGAGGTCGTAAGACCAGGGCCTAGCCAACTGAGGAGTGTTGGGGTGAATGAGCCTTAATCGTGGCTGTTTAGCGGAACAGCAGTAACAAAACCGCACCTGCTGAGTGCGCACGACGCAGGTCCCGTTTGGCGACGGCAGCATGGGTAGCGCCAACTATCTGTGCTGTAAACCAGCACCCCTATGTCCGAAGCAAGGGGCGGGTTTTGTTTCTTGAGCATTGAACATTATCAGTGCTACCAGATGCCAATACCCTGTGAATAATGGGCGATTCGCCCCCAATCGAAAGGAGCTTAAAAATGAGAAACGTTGTAAACAATAACTTCGGATACGTAACTTGCGAATTCGCATACTCCAATGGAACCGGCTATGTGGTGGCCTACACTGGCCGTGTGACCGAGCGGCTTTGGATGAATCCGCTGTCTATCAAAGGCTGCAAAAGCCGTGACGAGGCTGAACTCAAGGCGCTGATGTACCTGATCAACGGCGATCCTCGCAAGAACACATACGCCCAGCACGGAATGCACACTTACGCCGGCTTCAGCAAGAATGCCCGCATCCAGCTGCTTGGTTTCTCCGCGCTGGAGAAGGGAATCTATAACACTCACCGCGCGAACACTGAGCTGTGGAAGACCGTTCTCAATTATTTCGCGAACGGCAAAGACGGAAACCGCTTTGACCTGATTAAGATTAACGACACGTACTCCAAGGCGATCAACCGCGCAGAAACCTACGGCTGGACCGCCGATAACCGTGAACAGCATGCCATGGAATTCAAGGCTATGGTGAACGCCGCTATCAAGGCTGCGAAGACTGCTTCCGCTGGCACTGCCAAGGCTGAACCCGCTGCCGAAGCTAAGACCGAATCCGCACTGACGGCCCGCGTCGAGCGCGCTATGAGCGCCACAACTAAGAAGGAGGTTGCGTAATGGCAATATCGAAAATGGATCGGCTCACCGACCTGTTCTACCGACTGCTCTCAGGGCTGATCACGATTCTCGTGTCCTTCGCTATCGGATGGTTCGTCTCCAGCCAGTACACCATGAAGACGCTGGAGGTCTGGTATCAGCCCGAGACTGACAGCATCTTGGTGATGGATTACTTCGGAAATATCGATGCGCACTATTTCAATCACTTCTAAGCACCATTTTCCGCTCACGAAACGCCCTTAATAAGGGAGAAATATTTACCTCCGGCTTCGCGGATGACCAAATACTCATCCGAAAATGAGAGGTTTGTATTTTTGCCTTATTAAGGGCGAAAGAAAGGTGAAGAATGAAAATCGTTTTTGATGCGGTTCGGCGGCGACTCTGGATGGCCGCCATGAAACCCTACAAGTTCAGGATGAAAGACTTAAGGAGGTAACATGGAAGAACAGAACCCGCAGTATGCCCTGATCCTTGACGGCCGCCTGATCGCATATACGACGGCGGAGAACGTGATTGAGGCCGGCGAATGGTTCATGAAGAACACAGTCTGGCCCAAGGACGCTATCTGTACCAACCTGACTGAATTGCTAAGGGGGTTGTAACGAATGAACACCTACAAATTTCTGGACAATGCAGGGTTTGTCCACGACATAGCCTTTTGTCTGGACCTGCCTGAGGCCATGGAATACGCGGTCAAGAACGATCTGCACCCATGCACGATTGTCGACTGCGGTCCCACAAAGCCTGAGCTGTGGGCAGGCGTCGCTCAATGACGCCGCCTCGCATTCGGCATGTCGGCTATAAGCGCGATGACAACCTCGTCGCGATAGCGGCCGACGCTGCCGCCGCCATACACATGGGCAAAGGGGAGCGTGCCTTGCTCCTCTTTTACGCTGCACGCTCGAACGGATTCAGGCCTGCGCTGCAAATGATCGCAGACGCGACGGGCCAGAGCCGAAGTCAGGTGTGTCGTAACCGAGCGGAGCTCGATGCCCATGGACTGATTTCGGTGAGCGGCGACTGCCTCTCGATTCACTGGGACAGGGCGAAGCTCTATGCCTCGCTCGACCCTCGCCTGACAAGCAAGCGCTGCTTCTTTGCTCCAGCGGGGCCGAAGCAGCAACGACGGATTTCTCTCTTTGATCTGCGCTACCAGCCTCTTGAGGCCATTCTGCCTCGACTGGCGGCGCTCAGCGACGATGACTTCGCGGCCCTTTGCCGCAGACTGAAAAGGAGTAAAGAACATGATTTACATCAAAGGCGATACCCTTGACGGCTATCGCTATGACGGGCCCTTTGAAGACATTGAAGAGGCCGAAACGTGGGCGATAACCCACGACTTTATCTGGTACACCTATGGCATCGACTCCATGGCCGACGTCTTCCCTTATGACGACGACCCTGAAGACTGGGACGACTTCGACTGGCTGGAAAGCGAAGAAGAATGCTTCGACGGCGAAGAGGAAGAAGAACGCTGGGTCGCCTAAAAAAATGCGACTATACTGTAATACTAGTGAGCGCAAGTTTCTGAATGCGCTCGGACCCCTAACAAAATAAAGAAAAGCGAAAAAGGAGAATGACAGCAATGAGGAAAATGGTGTGGCAGAGCAAGATGGTGAAGAACCCCTATGGTCACAAATGGATGTCTATGACCTTTGGCATTGGACAGCAGCAACAGATCACTGGCGAGGCAATCAAGGCCTATCGCCTGCATCACGGCCTCTCACGCCTGCAGTTCGCCGAAATGGTGAACGCCTACGCCGAGCGCTACGGCTCTCGACTGACCTACGCCGACGTATACGGCTATGAGACCTATCGGATCACTCCGAAGATCGATAAGCTAACTGCCATCTGCCGCGCGACTGGCATGTCCTATGCCTACTTCACCGGCTACAACACCAGTGAGCTGGACAACTCTCACCTCGATCCCTACTGGGCCGACATCTTCTCTGATAAAGCGGCGTAATTACGCGCCGTATGACTGCCGACCATTAAAAAATATTAATTAACAAAAAAAGGAGAACAAAAAGAATGAGTGTTAAGGTTAAGCATCCGATTAAGTACAATTTCTTCGCTTCTATTCCATCCCTGAGCGGAAAACGAATGACTGCCGGAGAAGCCATCCTTCGTTACCGCAAGGCGCATCACCTTTCCCGTGAGCAGTTCGCCACGCTCGTGAATGGATACGCCAAGGAGTACAAGGTAAGATTTACCGTGTACGACATCATCGCCTATGAGAAGCGCGGCGTATCTCCGAAGGTAGGAAAGATGACTGCGCTCTGCAAGGCGACTGGAATGAGCATTGGCTACTACCATGGAAAAGCCGCGTATGAAGACGAAGTGGATGAGATTGTCTTCGCCGCTTAACCCAAGTAAAAGCGCAACAGTTCTTTTCCCCTTTTTTCGTCCCTCCTTTGAGCTGCTTATACTCCCTCTTCTAGCCTATGTGACTGAATCTCCTAGTCGCCCAAAAAATAAAACCCTATTCTTTATATAGCGCTAAAGAGACTTTGGCAAAGCAATGAGAAACTTGTAGCGCTATGCGCTTAGTTTCTTTAGCCGCTACATGTTTAGTACGGTTGATAGCCGCGACTAGTAGTTTGAAGAGCGGAGTTAATAAGCTGAGTTGCTGTGACAGCTTCTAGAGCGAATGAAATGAGGGGTAGCGCATACAGAATTTAGTCGCTACTTCTTATTTATTTATATATATATTTAGTAGCGCATTAACTTGCCCGACTTGACCCCTTCGATTTTCGCGGGGGACGGAACCCCCGCGCCCGCTTGTGTTGGTGTCATTCGCCAACAATTACCGACTGGTTTCAAATTGCCCCACTGGTGCATTTTGAAATAGATCACAATTTTTGAACGCCTTTTTAAAGGCAGAAAAGGAGAAAAAATGAACAAGTTTATCTTCAGCGGCAACCTGACTCGTGACCCTCAGACTGCGACCACCAAGAATGGCAGTACCGCCTGCACCTTCAGCGTGGCCATCAACAACAACCGCGGCGGCGAGAATAATCCGATTTATGTTCGCGTGACTGCCTGGAACAAGCTGGCCGAGAATTGCCAGAAGTACCTGGCCAAGGGCCGCAAGGTTCTGGTGACCGGCGCTGTGCGCGAGCCCAACGCCTACACCAACAAGAACGGACAGGCGGCCGCCAACCTCGAAGTCTGGGCCGATGAGGTTGAGTTCCTGAGCCCCTCCGGTGAAGCCCGTGGACAGGCGAGCGCGGCCGAAGCTCCGGCCTTTACGCCCGTGGAAAGCGTCGATAGCCTGCCCTTCTAATCGACTTTGGCGCGGGAGACGCCGTTAGGCGCTGTTTGCCATCTCCCATTTCTTTATGACTGACGAGGAGCAAAACTTTCAATGAGCGAAACAAGATTTTATTCGCTGGAAGAAGCCGCTCAGATGATCAAGGAGTCTGAAGCCGCGATAGCGACTGAAAACACCGAAGAGTTTATGAGCTTCATCGACTATCTTGACGACGGATCCATCAAAAAAGGCTACCTCGACCACGATGAGACCATCTTCGATTATGCTCTGCGCTGGAGAGGCGAATTCCCCTATTTCGGTGTCGACCTGGAGCATGAAGCTGTTTGCTACAATGACCGCTCCACAAAGAAAAAGATCCGCCTGTGCGAAATCGACTTTCCGTGGAACAGAGACTGGAAAGAAATCGTGGAAGAAGCGAAGAAGCTGTGGTGAAAAATGGAAGAGATTTATAGAATCTTCATCGACGATGAAGTAATCGTCCCCATTCGCCCCGACGATGCCAACTTCCAGACTTTCTGCGAATACCTGATGGAGAGAAACACGAGAATCTGGAACGGCGAAGTAAACATACTCAAATATAGCCGCGAAGCAAAGGAGCGCGGATACCCGAATCTGCGCTTCGACAAAAGAGAAAAACATATAACGGCTACGCGCGACGATCAAAGGGATATCTTGGATATCGACAATATCGTTGCGTCTGAAGAATTAATCGAAGAGGCAGCCGCGCTGCTACTGTGAAAAAAAGATGTACACATTAGTATATAGCGAAAGATTCGTCGAGGACAAACACGTCAATACGCTGGATGAGGTCAAAGAGCTCATCTACGACGAAGATCGATATCTCGAGTGGAACCGGGATTCCCTTATCGAGAACTTCGACTATACCTACGATAATTGGAACTTCGGAGGCCGCACCTGGTATCCTTCAGAGGTTTTGCAGGCGCTCGATAGCGATATGTTCGAAGAAGAACTTGTGTCGGATGCTAGATACAATATCGAGAACATGCAAAGCGAATACGATGGCGAACTTGAGGCTCTTGAGCCCGGCGATTCCGTTGAGATTTCTGAGGTCTGCATAACCGTTTATCGAGACGAAGACGGCATTACAATCGAAGAAGATGCTGAGCCGGATCACGATATGATGCAGGAGGCGGCATTGCTGCTATGATGAAGTACCAGTACCATATTCGCTCACCCAGCCGTTGCGTCGAACAGTAACTTTGGACACTCGACTTGACTCACACGACTAGATAATACGAATATGCTTAAAGCAAAAGGAGAAAACCACATGATCAATCTGAAAGTTATCACCATGTCCGGCGTCGAGACCCTGATCGTTCCCGCTGACAAGCCCATCTCCGAGATCCTGGACGAAGAGGATCTGACCTATGCTGGCCGCACCCTGACCCTGAATGGCTACGCCCTGAGCGCCTCTGAGCTGGGCATGACCCTCGAGGATATGCACGTCGGCGACAAGGCCACCATCGGCATCACGGCCAAGACCGAGAATGCCGCCACCGCCACCGTCATCGGAAACGCGCTGGTCGTGACCTCCGCCCTGAAGCGCGAGGATCTGGAGCAGGTCATTAAGTACCGTCCCAAGGCCATGACCCTGTATGAGATGGATGAAGACGAGAAGAAGAAGCCCGTGTTCGCCATCGCGCTGACCAAGCGCAACGCCGGCGAGATCGGCAAGAATGGCGCGGTGTTCGGCGAGGTCACCGATGCTGAAGGGCATGCCCGCCTGACCATGACCTTCGAGGCTGACAAGGAGAAGCAGGACCTGATCGACGAGATTGGCCCCGCCATCCTGAAGCTGAATAAGCTGGAAGGGTTCCTGGCGCAGCAGCTGACAGAGATTGCCGCCGACAAGGAAGCGGCCACCGGCGCGATCATCTTCGCGTAATTTCATAACGATTCACTGGGAGGGCGCTTCAGTTGTGGAGCGTCCTCCCTTTTTTTAACACAGGAGGAGCAACATGTTCTCAGCATCAATTACTAGCCAAACGCCGGTTTGGGGCGACACACCGAATCTGTTCCCCCACATTGTGAGCACAGGGACAGTGGACGATGACCAGTCGATCGTCATTGCCCTTCGCGTTCTTCTGGAGCCTCGACTGGACAAGAATGACCCTAGGACATTTACGTACAGGGAAACCTACCGCGTAAATGATCGCATCAAGAATGAGTATACTTTCAACCTGGTCGACCAGAATTCGCTGACAACAAGCGACACAGATCATATTGCCGGTCTGCAGAATCAGGGATGGAGTCGCCTCAAGGACATTGAAGATTTCATCAAGAAGCAGATCGACTATTCCACGACGATCCTCGTAAATGAGGATATCAATTCCGTAGTAATCGTAGGCACGGCCAACTCTAAGCTGAAGCATGCCCTTGCGTTCTTTGTGCCGCGCTACTATCGCAGTTTCTTTGCGGACAGGCGGCCCGACGCACACGAAATGGAAGTGCTGAACGGCCTCTTGGGTGCAACGTCTTACAGGTTCTTGGCCGCCCTGGATTCTCTGGCAGATGATCGCGGCCTGAAAGCGATTGTAAGCGCACAGAAGGTGGCCGATGCTTCCAAGATTTTCATGGAAGCCTCCGTCCAGACTGCGGAATCCGAATACATGAGTGCCAAGCGTTATGCAGATAACGCGTTTGAAACATATAAGAGTTCCCTGAAGGATCGCGACGATAAGCTGATCTATCTCGAAGGCCTGCGTGCAAAGCTCGAGAGCGGCGAAAACGAGACCAGCAAGGAACTCTATGACTTTATCTTGGAGAACAAGCATATCCGCGTGATCGATGTGGGCCGCAATGGCGTCATCGAGCTGATGATCAACAATTATCTGGACATTTACGATGCAGACGGCTTCGAAGTGTTCGGAGACGGCTTCTTCGAGAGAGTGGCCATAGACGTTGGCTGGAGTAAGGACGACACAGAACTGCTGCTGCGTTCGATCTTCTCCGCGGAGCCTAAGTTCAGGACCCGTATTTGTGCCTATTATAGGCTTAATATCTCCGGTCATTGCTCCACTGAGGCCGGCTATAGCTACTCCGAAGTGGACAGGATCCCGAATCCGCATCTGTACCGGCATGGCTGCCTTGGACAGAATGAAGGCGAGATCAACAACTGCCTGCGCAATGGCAACATCGTAGGCGCAATCATGCAGTGTAACGCCTCTGCCATGAGTGTGAACGTGCATGAAACCAATGCGACATTCCGTCCCTTCTGTCATGATCTGATCCTGAACAGGGGCAAGATCCTTGAACTACCGGATGGGAAACGGTTGACCGCGAAAGAAGCTCTTGAATATCTGAAGCAGGAGGGACAGGCCCAATGAAGCCAATTTTCCTAAATGACGACGAAAAGAAAAAGATTGTCGCCGAATTCGAGCAGAAGCTCGCCAAAATGAAAATGTTCGACGGCTCCTTCGAGTGCAAGTACAGCTACTCGTACGAGAAGGGAAAGATGCAGAAGGCCAAGCTCTGGTATGCGCCTGAGGCATGGGCCAAGATGACTGCGCTGGTAGATATGTTTCCCGCCGAAATCGGCTGGCAGGGCAGTGTAGAGCGGCTCTCAGATAACGAGTGGATGGTCACCGATATTTTCGTGTATCCGCAGACTGTGACGGCCGCTCACGTAGACACCGACGAGCAGGAGTTCGGCAAATGGCTGGTTGACATGGCCGAAGAGCACTGCACAGAAGAAGCCACCATCAATTTCCAGGGTCATTCCCATGTGAATATGGCTGTATCTCCTTCCGGCACAGACTTGGAAGATCAGCGCACCCGCATGGAAAACATGAAGCGCGGCTACTATATCTTCACGATCCAGAATAAGAAGCGCGAATCCAAAACCTGGATCTATGACTACGATAATAACGTAGCCTACATGCCTGAAGATATCGAAGTAGACGTGATGGTCTATGCCCATGAGACGCTGTATGACTTCATTAATGAAGCCAAGGGCATGGTGACTGAACATAAGTATACGCCCACCAAAGGTACGGTTGTACCAGCAACCATGCCGAAAAAAAGCGACAAAAAAGAAGACGCAAAAGGCTTCTATGGTGACTACTACCCCTATCTCGCCGGAAACGGCTATGGATATGGGTACAGCTACTATGAAGAATAAGAAAGGATAGCAGCATGAATCTGAGCAAAAGCTATGAGTTCTTTAAGCCAGAGATGTGCGAGAGCCGCATCCATATTATCGGGTGCGGCTCCGTAGGCTCGACGGTAGCCGAGTTGCTGGCACGATTTGGCCTGACGAACATTGCCCTCTACGATTTCGATACCGTGGAGGACAAGAATCTGGCCAATCAGATGTTCTGGACCGACGATATCAATGTGGCCAAGACGGTTGCCGTGAAGAACAACCTGTGCCGCATCAATCCTGATTGCCGCGACACAGTGAAACTGATGCCGGGTTGGACCGGCCAGAAACTGTCTGGATACGTCTTCCTCTGCGCCGACAGCGTGGAAGTATGGAAGAAGATCGTGGACCAGAATATGTATAACCCCAACATCAAAGCGATGTTCAACTTCAGAACCGAACTGACTGGCGCGCAGCACTATGCGGCGGACTGGGAAGATGAACGTGCGAAGAAAAGCTTCAGAGCGTCCATGGATTTCACATCTGAAGAGGCGAGAGAGCAGACGCCAGTGTCTGCTTGCGGCGTAACCTTGTCTGTTGCGCCTACAATCAGAATGATCTGCACGGCCGGAGTGACCAACTTCATCAACTTCGTGAAAGGCGGAGAGCTGAAAAAGCAGATCATCTGTGATGCCTTTAACTTTGTTTTAGAAGCCATGTAATACTCTTTATTCTTCACTAAACATTGAACAAGTCACCAACGCTTTTGCTGTAAGTAGAAGACACGCATTGGGCGAATGACGGAGGACGCCGCGTACTGCTGCCATCTCGTCGACACCCCGGGTCCACTGCGGGCTCGCACGCTGACAATTAATAATCTGTTAAAAATATACGGATTTTATTACTCGTGCGACTCAAATACTCCTGTAGCTCACCTCGAATCAGCCTGCCTCAGCCGGCGCCTTCCTGGATCTGAGCTGTAAAATCATAATTTAGAATGTGGTGAAGAAAATGTATTATAACGTTCAAGAATATAAGCCTCAGCAAAAAGAAACAACTTGGGAAGACATCTTATTCAACTTTAGCGGCAAAGACCTTGTTAACGGCAATAACAAGAATGTTAACAACAGAACGACAACGAGAAAGTATGACAAAATCCCGGATCAGTTCTGGAATACTGGCAAAACCTGTGAAATGGTCGAGTGGCTGTTTTATTTCAATAAGCGCCACGAAGATCTCTTCAATGCGCCCAGAGAAAGTCTGTACCGCAGTTACAAAATTCCGAAAAGAAACGGTGGGCTCCGCCCGATTGACGAGCCTCTTCCGCCGCTCATGACTGCCCTGCGCGAGCTCTGCGATCAGTTCAAAACGTGGGGCCTGTTCCATCACACGGCGGCCTACGCGTACATCGAGAAGCGGTGTACGATTGATCTGCTGAAAATCCATCAGCATTTCGATTCAAAGTACTATCTGAAGACTGACCTGACGAATTTCTTTGGGAGCACAACGCCCGAATTCGTCATGCAGCAGGTGGAAAAGATTGTGCCTTTCTGCTTCGTTTGCCGCGAACGGGTGCTCAACTTCGAAGCGACCGACGCCATCATCGACGGCTATGAAGAGCTTAAGAAGGCCCTGTCCCTTGCCTTTTACAGGGGCGGCCTCCCTCAGGGAACACCGATCAGCCCGTTCCTGACGAACCTGATCATGATTCCGATTGACCATACGCTGGCGGCCGCCTTCGCAGATCGTAAGCTGGTCTATACCCGCTACGCCGACGATATGATTATCTCCGGCCGCGAGAAGTTTCCTTACCAGAATATGGTCAAGCTGATTCAGGATACGTTTGTGAGTGAAGGAGCGCCTTATAAGATCAACGAGGAAAAGACGCGCTTCGGCTCCCGCTATGGCTCCAATTTCAATCTTGGCCTGTGCACGAATGGCAATAACGATATTACCATCGGCTATAAGAACAAGAAGATGTTTAAGGCCATGGTGAATAACCTGATTCTCGATACCATGAACGGCAAGCCGTGGGATATCGATGATGTGCGGCATGTGAATGGTCTCCTGTCGTACTATAAAATGGTTGAGAAAGATTATTTCAATACCATGATTGAAAAGTACAACCACAAATACAAGGTTGATTTCGCCTATATTCTGAAATCGTATCTTGGATAAAGAAAGGAGAAAACCATGGTTCACAAGCAGTGCGATTATGACTACAGCAATATCGTTTACGAAATGAGAGAGATCATGAAGCTGGCGGCGCAAAAGACGTTGAGCGAACCGGACCATCCCAGCGAAGACTATTATCATGCCGCTCTCCGAATCATTGAAGTTCACTTCATGCGTAGCGTCGATGCCTTCAGAAATCTGTACGGCAACAAGCTGGAACATCCTCCTTTCAATGAATATGCGGCAATGATGCTAAATCAGGAGGATTACCTTGCGGAAATTCCCGAAGACACAAGAGAAGAACTTGTAAGAATCTTCGGAACCAAGGAAGGAATCGAGTCCAGCATCTATTATATTCCTGTGCCTAAGAGGAAGGGATAAAATATGCTATATGAAGTGACTGGCGATCTTTTGCGCAATCATAACTTTAACATATTTTGCCACCAGACCAACTGCAAAGGTGTCATGGGCGCAGGAATAGCCAAGCAAATAGCCGCCCTGTACCCGATAGTTCAGGAAAAGAACAAAGAATATTGTAAGCGCAATCCTCTCGGAACGGTGCTGCCCATACAGGTCAGCGAAGACAGGATTTGCGTTAATATATACGGACAGGACGGCTACGGGCGCGGCAAAAGATATACTGATTATGATGCGCTCAGGGCCGCTCTCGATTCCTTTGCGGCTCGGCTCAATAGCTCCAAGATTCCGAAGTACTGGAACATAGGCTTCCCGTACAGGATTGGATGCGGCCTCGCCGGAGGCGAATGGGACACTGTCCGCAAAATGCTGGAAGAATTCTCCGACAAGGTGGAATACAACGTATTCGTTGTAAAACTGCCGACAGAGAAAGAGGTATAGTCATGAAATATACAGTCTATGTGACGGCGCAGATTGATAAGGCCGTCCAAGTGGATGCTTCAGATAAACTGAACGCGTTCGAGCTTGGCGAAGAAAAGGTATGCCGCATGTTAAGAGGCGTACCTGACGTGACCGCGGTCGACGCATACGATGCCGTCGAGGAGGAATAAGATGAAAATCTATGTCCTCATCAAGAACTTCGAAGCAGATTTCGATTATGGTTGGGATTATTCCCATTATGACCTGATCGAAGCCAGCACTTCAAGAGATAAGCTCGAAAAGAAAATGAAGCTCTATGAGAAAGAAAACGGCGGCGAAACCTGGGATGAAGACGATTTCCATTGCTGTTACGTGATCGGCGAAGTAGAGCTGGAGGACTGATAAATGGACGTAAAAGAACTTTACGCGTTGATTATTGATGCCCTGCCTGACAGTCCACAGGAGTCAGATAAATGGAATGACTTCTGGGCCAATAAAGAAGATCAGGAAATCATGTGCGGCGCAGACGAACATGCCTTTGCGCTCGCGGATTTCCTTGAAGATCTCGGCTACGATGTTGTACATGCGCACTACTATACCTATGAAGAATCCATTATTCTTGACAAGGATGTTTATGGATGGTGGGGCGTGTATCCTGATTAAGGAGATGATTTCGTGAACGATCCAGTTAATCACCCTGCGCATTATACGACTGGTAAGATAGAGTGTATTGATTTTATTACTGATAAGAAATTAAATTTCGCACGCGGCAACGCCGTAAAGTACATTGTGCGCGCCGGAATGAAAGATCCTGCGAAAGAAATCGAAGACCTGCAGAAAGCGATATTCTACATCAACTATGAAATCAAATGCTTAGAAGAAAATCAGGCTGGTACGAATTCTTAAAGAAATTAAATAACACTTTAAATGCGGTGGCGGAATAAGTAGAAGCTGCGCGAGGTTGGTGACATTTTGCCATTTAATGAGCGGGTAGCCAACTATGTGAGGTGTAAATCCTCACCCGCATTAAAATTTTGAGACATGAAAAGCAATAAGTGGGTTCAAATACACTTAAGGCGGTTCGAGGTGTCATCCGAATCTTAGGTCTACAACCAATCTACAAACTGAAATGAATATGTCTGGAACTCAACTTATCCAGCCATATTAATTTAGATGTCTCAATCGTGGCCTGCGGTTTTATCGCCGCAGGCCATTTTTTTACGAACGAAATCTTCAAAACTCCGAAAATCGTTCGTGTTTTTTTGTCACGCTTCGAAAATCGCCCTAATGAGAAAAGCAAATGAAACTCGGTGAAACTGAAACAAATCATCGTTCGTTCATTGTGAATTGAAAAAGGAGGGGTTTGCACGAAGAAAAGCTACCTATCGAAGCAAATCAGGTTAATCACCCTAAGCACGTACGATCTCTTCACCGACAAGGAGATGGAATATTACTCCTGCATGATGAACGAGATCAACGCAATGAATGAACTGGATGAAGAAGCCAAGAAGAATGGCACGAAGCCAAACAAAGATATAAAAAATCTTCATCTTGACACGAAACGCCACTACAAGAGACTTCTGAATGAAGAGATAGCCAAACACAGTGGAACGCCGCGTGTCGTGAACCTGAGTACAGTGCTCGAGCACCGCAAGCTTATCGACGGCCTCGGAAATGTAAACCTGCCGCCGGGAGTGACATGGCGAAAGCTGAAGAACTCGAGGCGAATAGCCGAGTTCTGCTCAGAAATGTCCCGCGCAATGGGCCTGCAGCATCTGGATATCACCTTCGATAAGATTATCCTGAAGTGGCGAAGTCCAGAAGTATTGCGACAGGTTGTGCTGGACGGAATCGTGATGCCTATCCTTCACGAAGGCGGCGAAGTCGAAGAGCGAAAGTACCGGTTCTGGACAGCTTCGGCTGGACAATTGCGAACGGATCGAATACAGATGCTCAGCGAACGCACAATCGAAAAGATACAGGATCGATTGATGTGCGGCATGACGTGGGAACGACTGAATGAAAAAGGCGGCATCAATATAGGTAAATACCTCGCCTATACAGCGCTCCCGTCATCAGCCTCCGAAGAATGGAATTTCGATCTTGATCGCTCGATTGTTATTCCAGATTTTGAAGCGCCGGTAACCGGCATGATGGACTACATCACGCAGGAATATAAGATACTGCGCGGTGTCCGCACAGTGCTTATAAACCATTGCGACGGTATCGGAATGGCCCTTCCCGGTGTGCTTCAGGACGCGGCAGACTGCGACAACGCAATGACGCGAGGCCCGTTCATAAAGGGCTTGCTTACTACCTTCGATTACATTGCCTTTTGCGCAGTAAACAACGTGCAGCCTGTTATAAAGGATGTGTACGGCAAGGAGCACAACCTGATTGAAGAAAATATTCAGGTTATCTTCACGGCATCTCAGTTTAAGCTGTGGAAATATTACGAAAGCTGGGATGAATACAAGACGCTGTTCCGTAAGCATGGTTGCAAGATGGGCCTTCTGAATTATGAGGAAAGGTTCATCAAAACGACTGAGCTGAACTATCAGATGGAACAGACGCTTGTATCGATGACCGAAGAAGAGCTTCTGAAGTTCACTCAGCCAACATACGATAAAATCACTAATCTTGCGTCCAATCAGGATATGATGCTTAAAACGCTTGGAGCGGATGTCAGATCGGAAGATCCGTACAACCGTTCGCTGGCCATCTATCCTGAGCTGCTGCGTGATGGATACAGCCGCAGTACGATCAAGGATATCAAGAAACGGTGGACGCTCGATGCAATGTCTGGCGCGATCGTATGTCAGAATAAGCGCCTCTTTGCCATACCTGATATGTATGCGGCCTGCCAGTACTGGTTCCAGCATATCGAAGAGCCGGAAGGCCTGCTAAAAGATGGAGAAATCTTCGCGAGTGAATATTGGTGGGCCAGCGAAGCAGATGTTCTTCGCAGTCCGCATCTGTCGTTTGAGCACGCCATTCGTCGCTTTAACCATGATCCGATCGTGGCTTCATGGTTCCAGACTGGTGGCGTCTATACCAGCTGTCATGACTTAATCAGCCGAATTCTCCAATTCGATGAACATAAACGTCGCTTCATGGAGCAATCCATGTCGAACAACACAGTGAACCTACATGCGTAGGGTGTCTGGAAACAGGCTAACGGGGAAAGCTAAACGATTTATACTAAATGGATGTGATGTTCTTTTGTTTTTTTTTGTTTATTTGACAACTAACTTAATCAACGGAAAGAGATATATTGGACAACATAAAACAGAAAATATTGATGATGGTTATCTTGGTAGTGGATCTGTTTTTAAAAAAGCGTTAAAAAAACATGGTAGAGAAAATTTCAAAAGAGAAATACTTGAATTCACTGATTCCTCTGAGAAACTCAACGAGTTAGAAATAAAATACATAGAATTGTTTGACGCTGCCAATGATAATTCATTTTATAACTTAACTAAAGGCGGAATGGGTCATCTTGGTCATCGCTGGAGCGAAGAGCAAAAACAAGCCGCATCAGAACGTATAAGGCGAGAATTTGCAGAAGGAAAGCGAATACCGCATCCAAAACGTGGCCCAGATAATCCAAATTGGGGAAAAAGAGGTCCACTATCTCCATTGTACGGAAGGCATCTTCCAAGTGAAGTTAGATTAAAAATGAGCAAAAAAGCAAAAGAACAGTATGCAAATGGTCGTATACATTCAATGAAGGGCAAGCATTGGTCTGATGAAATAAAAAAAAAGTTGTCTGAGTCGCATAAAGGAAAAATGGTTGGACCAGACAATCCTAATTACGGGAACTATTGGGATGACGAAACGAGAAAAAGAATGAGCAATACTTGCATCACGACTAAATGCCATGCTGGTTCTAGAAATGGTAGAGCAAAACAAGTGAAATGCATCGAGACAGGGATAGTATATGAATGTGCAACATATGCTTCTCGGGAATATCATTGCGACAGACATTGGATAATAGATTGTTGCAATGGAGATCGCGAAACTGCCGGCGGTGTACATTGGAAGTATGAATCGAATGCTAATCCCGTGCCAATCTCTGTAATAAGAGAAGGTGTAACGACTATCCAAGATGGAGTAGCCGCCGCGTGAAACTCGTGACGGCGAAGCGCTGTGCCCCGGTTTATCCGGGTGATGATATAGTCTGGCCCCGTGGAAACACGGCGGATTAACGGTTGATGGAGATCAGCTGAATGTCGTGACTGAAGAACCTATTATATCGGCGGCGAAACGCAACATGAAAGAAATGGATATTGTGCCACTCTTCTATGATGCGAACAAAGCGCCGCCTGAGATCCTCACATGGGAAACAATCTTCGTAGGATTAAAGCGGGCTCATGACTACAGCGGAATTGGTCAGGTAAGCAATGCCATAACGAAGCTGTGGAATAAGCCAAATCCAAATCCAGATGCGGCAAAACTCTTGACCATGTATAACAACTATGTGATTGACGCGGCAAAGACTGGGTTTGTGAATTCCTACGAAGATCATCCTGAATCAAAAGAACTCGTGAACAAAGCGATTGGCGGCAAAACCGGGCGTATGCCGTGGTTTTTCCAGTTCTCGAAGAATGGCCGCCGTGATCTGCATGAAAAGATCTCGAAAAGAAAAACATATCTGAAAGCAAACAACTCGACGATGAACAGGATATGGAAACGTTTCAGCACGATTGGAAATATCAATATGAATCTGGCAGAAGTAAGGCCGTTTAATCATCAAATGCTTTTATCAGCTCCTCCGCCGGCAATGGACTATGAAGCTATCAATCTCTTTTGTGAAATGGACGATCTGAATCTGACGAATGTGATTGAAGCATCCAAGGAACCGGATATGGACGAACGCGAAAAGATGAAAGCTTATGATATTCTGGCAGAAGATATTGCCAATGAGTTTTATGAGCGGTATGGCGACGATGTTGCTTATAAAGCATACCCGTCGATCGTGCGCTACCTGTTCACCGATGAAAACCTTAACAAAAGAAAGAATAAACAGATGTTCTGGCGCGTATTCGGTAATATCGCGTTTGACAATCTGCAAACAAACCTGCAGAACTGTACAGTGTGTCCTGAGTGCGGCATGCGTGTCCCTGCATGGAATCCGATGCATGAGTGTGCGGAGAACATGAAGGGCTTCGTTACCTGCTGTGACTGCGGCAAGGTTGTGCCGCGAACAAACTCAAGACAGGTCAGGTGTAGTGACTGTCAGGCTGAACATAAGCGCGTGTTGGCATTCAATAGAAAGCGCCGCCAGCGTGGTCAGGTGGCTTAATGTATGCTTTCTTAGGAACTGTATCGCAGGACAGTGCAAGGAAAGGCATCTTCAAGCCTGAGTTTATACTCGGCAGGAATCAAAAGGGCCAGTTTGTTTCGATGGATATGAATGAAAAGAATGCAGTTGACCGCTTCGGCAAGAACATCATGGTCGTGAACTGCATTACCGATGATACGGCCCAGTTAATGATCAAATTTATGACCGAAAAAGCTTTTAACGGTTATAAATACAGACATAATAGCCGCCTGTTCCTGTGGTACGAATGTGATATTTACGCTCGGAGAACTGGTCCGGTACTTCTGGTCGACGCGCTTCCAGAAGTAACCGACGAGCCCTCTTTTGAAAATCTTTCGACGGTTACCAGACCGCTTCTGGTGCAAAATACATCGAAGACTGAAAAGCAAAAGGAGAAGAAAAAGCATGAAAAACTGGTTTGCTGAACTGAACGCGGTTAACGTGAGCGAGCATACCGAAACCAAGAATGGCCTGACGTATCTGTCTTGGGCATGGGCCTGGGGCGAGCTTAAGAAGCGTTATCCGCTTTCCTTCTATACGGTGTACGAATCGAAGGATGAGGATATCTTCTTCCGCGATCCCGTTGGCGCGCACGTGAAGACCGGCGTGACCATCGTCTGGGAAGAAGAGGATGGCCTGCATCAGCATGAAGCGATTGAAATGCTTCCCGTAATGGACTTCAAGAACAAGGCCATTCCCGTCGATTCGATCGACTCTACTCAGCTGAACAAGACGATCCAGCGCAGCCTGACGAAGGCCATTGCGAGACTGGGTCTCGGCCTGTATATCTACGCCGGCGAAGATATGCCCGAAGAATCCGAAGATGCGAAGAAGGAACGGGCTGAGCTGCAGAAGGCTGTCGATGCCGCCGTAAAGAAGGCCACTGCCAAGATGGACGGCCCCGCAAAGATGGAATACGCCAAGACCGTGATCCTTCCCGTGATTGGCAGTATGAACTATCTGGCCTGCGACAACGTCGATAAGCTGAAGGAGCTTCTCGGCAAGGTGGAACCTGCCAAGCCCACCAAATCAAGCGGTAAAGCCGCCTAAAGAAAGAAGGAATTGAATGTATTCAGATTCTTACATTACGCTGAGCGGCAACGTGACCCGCGACCCGTGGATGTCCAAGGCGAATGAAACGCCTGTCTGTATTTTCTCTATGGCTGTGCGCACAGGAAAGCGCGACGAAACCGGCCGTTTCAAGACGGATTACTATAAGATATCCGTCTTCGATGCGCGCACGATTGAATACGTGATGAAGGAAATCAAAACCGGTGCGCGTGTTCGTGCCTGCGGTTTCCTGACCATGAGCGCCTATGCCTCTGAAAAGGATGGCGAAACAGAGGCCCATCCCATTGGTCTTGTAACGGCGGCAGACATTAAGCTGGACGCCCGTCCGCGGACTGAGCCTGAAGAGCCGGTCGAAGAATGATTTAATAAAGGCACGTGTTTAATGAGCACGTGCTCCCGTGTAGTCGGGGGGACCAGCATGTCTCAAAAGCGCCAATGACGCCTAAAACTGCCTTGGGCTGGGTGAAATGCCCCGGGTCCATCCGGTAGCGCAACCCGCTTGGACGTGATCCATGCACGCTTACCGTCAGGGTTCGCTTTCCCTTGGGAAGTTCCCAGAAGAAAGCTGAAGATTGGTCGCCGTGGACAAACCGTCCGCGTATTCTAGATGCGGCCGCTCTTCTACGGGGACGCTGAAGACTGGCTCCGGTGCCTGCTTGCAGGTGCTGATCCAGCCAGTGTCCCGTCTTGCTGTCGTAGCTCAGTTGGTGAGAGCGGCGGCCTTATAAGCCGCAAGTCGCTGGTTCGAGTCCAGCCGACAGTACGAGGCTTGCCACCTCTCTCCTTTCCTTTGCGGGGAATCAATCCCGTTCCCCGCATACGCCGAAGTAGTGGAAATGGCAGACACAACGGGCTTAATGCCCGTCACGCAGCAGATGCGTGTGCGAGTTCGAATCTCGCTTTCGGCCCGCGGCCGGGTCGCGCCCGGATATGGGAGAGTGCGCGAGTCCTCCATGAATAAAATTAATGCGGCATGGAAACATGCCGAAAGCGACAACCGGGTGTAGCGCAGTTTGGTAGCGTACCTGATTTGGGATCAGGGGGTCGTGGGTTCGAATCCCGCTACCCGGACTAACTAGCAAAAAATAACGAAAGGATAATGGAAAAATGGCGGACATCACATCAACAATTCAAACAATAGCAAGACAATATTTCGGCGACTATCGTGTTCGCGGAGATGAAGTGGTCGCCGAATATTGCCCATTTTGTCACGGTGGAAACAGCGGAGATCGGAACACCTTTGCCGTGAACATGACGACTGGCGGCTACAACTGTCGTCGCGGCTCCTGCAATGTAACGGGCGGCATTCGCGATCTGATCGAGTATCTTGGTTGCAATCTGGAAGCACCCGTGATTCCTTCGGCGCTTGGCAAGCGCAAGAAAACAATTGTGAAACCCGACCCGGAAGAGCTTCATCCAGTAACGGAAGAGATTCTGACCTACTTTATGAAGCGCGGCATCTCGCCGCAAACCGTGTATGATTTTGAGATCGCGGCAGACGCAGAAGGCAATATCGTATTCCCGTTTAAACTGAACGGTGTCTTGACATTTGTCAAGTATCGTAAGCCGCGCAAGATCGGCAAGGAAGACGGTCCGAAAGAGTGGCAGATGAAGAACACAGAGCCCATCCTGTTCGGTATGGATAACGTATCCTTCAAGAAGCCGCTCGTGATTACGGAAGGCGAAATCGACGCCATGGCCGTTTATGAGGCCGGCTACCATAATGTGGTATCCGTGCCCTGCGGCTGTGATAACCTGACGTGGCTGGATACCTGCAAGCAGTGGCTGGACAATATCTCTACCTTCATTCTGATGGGCGACAGCGATGAACCCGGCATGAGAATGATTAAGAATCTGGTGGATGAGCTTGGCAAAGATCGGTGCATGGTGCCGCCGGAGTATCCGCCCATCATTATCGATGGTCAGCCCGGTAACCGCATCTGCAAGGATGCAAATGAAATCCTTTTCTGTTATGGTCCTGAAGGTCTGAAAGCCGTCATCGATCAGTGCGAGGAAGCGCCCGTAGAAGGTATCCTCGATCTGGCTGATGTGCCGCGCAAAGACTGGGCTTCCGTCCCGAAGATCTATACGCGAATTCCCGGACTGGACAACATGATCGGCGGCCTTGCCGAAGGAACCGTGACAATTCTGTCTGGTAAGCGCGGCGAAGGAAAATCCACCATCTCTGGCGAGTTCATGCTGAATGCTATCGAACAGGGCTACAATGTGGCCATGTATTCGGGTGAGCTGGACAGCTCCGAAGTCAGGGAATGGATCATGCTTCAGGCCACGGAAACGCGCTACATTTCCGCTACCAAAGACCGGCAGACGGGCCAGCTTTCTCCTACGATTTCGCCGGAGATTGAAACAAGGATTGCCGACTGGATGCGCGGCCACTTCTATCTTTATGACAACACCATGCTTCGCAATAAGAGCGAAACCGATGCGGTGCTGGAGATGTTCACAGTATGTGCGCGACGCTATGGCGCAAAGCTCTTTGTGATTGATAACCTGATGTCCATTCTGCGCTCTCCCGACGAGGAGAATAAGGCGCAGGCTCGGTTTACTGCTGAAGTGAAAGCGTTCGCCATGCGCTATCGCGCCATCGTCGTGATGGTTTGCCATCCGCGCAAGGAGAAGGCGGATACCAAGTTCTCAAACGATTCGGTGAGCGGCTCATCAGCAATCACGAATCTTGCGGATACGGTGCTGAACATCGAGAAACCAAATATCAGATGCACAAAGAATCGGCATAACGGAATTACGGGATTGGTGGAATGCAGTTACGATCCAGCGAATCGCCGTATCTTTGAAACCATCTCTGGAGACAGGATCGTTTACAGCTGGAATCATACGGGTCTTGTGCCCTATTCGGAAGATGACCCAGCTGCTGCGATACATTACAAACAATTTGCAATTCAGACCGGGCAGCCCGAAGGAAATGGTTTTACTTTCGCCGCCTGACCTGAAGAAAGGAGTACCGTTTGGACAAAGTCATCTATATGTTTGGAACACCACAGGATATTAAGAAAGCGACCGAACAGGAGCCAGAACAGGAAGTACAGTTCGAAGAAATGGGTTCCGACAATGAGGAAGCAGTTCTTTATCAGCTGGGAAGCGATAAGGAAGCTGGAACCCTCAGGGCAACATGGGATGAAGTAGCGGCCATGATGAACGAAATGTTTCGTCAGGGCAAGAAGCCCGAATCGGAGTCATCGTGGCGTAAGAAATATGTCAAGATCCGCGACGAGATCGAAGCGAATCAGGACAGTGCGATCGCGAAATTGGGACCGGCCGATTTGGATCCGCTGCGTGATATCGTCCGCGATATGGAAAAGAAGCGCGTGCAGGAGCGGGATGAGCGCGTCGCATATGCACGCCAGATCAGGTCGGAGTCGCGGCAGGACATGATCATAGATATGTTCCGCGAAACAATAGAGAAATACCCGAAGGTCGAAATACCGGAGAAGCCGAAGGAAAAACCAGGTGAAAAAGCGGTATATGCCATGTTGTCGGATATCCATTACGGATTGGCGTTCGATTCGTATGTGGGCCAGTATAATTCCGACATCGCGAAAGAGCGCGTGCTGGCGTACGCGGATGAGATCATCATTGCCGGCAAGAAAGAGAAAGCCGATGTATGCTTTGTGTCACTGATGGGCGACATGGTTTCCGGCATAATCCATCCGACCATTCGCATCGAGAACAAGGAGAATATCATTGAGCAGATTGTCGGCGTGTCCGAGCTGGTTGCTTCTTTCCTGTTTTATCTGGCGAAGCATTTCAAGCAGGTATACGTGAATTCCGTGGATGGCAATCATTCGCGGCTCGACAGCGATCTGGAAAAGACGCTCCGCAAAGAGAAGCTGGATGCGTTGATTCCGTGGTATTGTAAGACAAAGCTGGCCAACTTGGATAACGTGGCTTTCAATGATACTGCCTTTGACCAGACGGTTGGCACGTTCTACATCGGTGAGAAGCTGTTTGTCGCGGTGCATGGCGATCTGGAGAAAGATCTGAAAGTTACAGCGAACATGCTGGAGAAACAGATTGGCCGCCATATCGATTATATGCTGGCAGGACACATGCACGTGCCCGAAATGCGCGCCGAAGACACCATGTATATCCGCAACGGATCGGTGTGCGGCTCCGGTGACGATTATACGTTGAAGAAGCGGCTGTTCTGTCCTCCGTTCCAGGTATTCATGATTCTGGACAAACACGGTGCGGTGGAGGCGATCCATACGGTCGACCTCAGCCATGCCGGTGAGAAAACTGAGAAAGTGGTGGCGGCGTAATGAGTTGTTTGCCTGCGGATCACGTTTATTCGTATTCCCAGCTTTCTTCTGTTGACGAATGTCCGTACTCCTATTATGAAGAGCGGATTGAAGAGCCTACAAAGGAGCTTCAGTCCAACTTCTTCGCGGAGCATGGTTCGCTGATTCATAAGGTGCTTGAGCAGTGGGCAAACAAAGAAATCACGAAAGAGGAAATGGCAGAGCGCTATGCTCTGCTTTATCCTTCTTATGTGGTGACGCCTCCTCCGCCATATATGAGTGCATACAAGCAGAAAGCCTATGATTGGGGCTACGAGTACTTCGATAGCTTCGACTGCTTTCCCGGTCTTGAGATTGTCTCTGCGGAAGAGAAGTTTAAGATTGATCTGCCGCTGTCCGATGGCACGACGCGCCCGTTCACAGGGGTGATTGACTTAACGTGCAAAGACGCGAAGACAGGCGAGCTGATCATTCTGGACCATAAGTCGAAGTCTATGAAAGAGTTTAAGAAATGCCGGGATACCATGTACAGGCAACAGTATCTGTATGCCGCGTACATCAAGCAGAAAACAGGTCGGTTTCCCGACCGTTTAATGTTTAACCTGTTTAAGGAAAAGTATCTGGACGACATCCGTTTCGACGAAGCAGAGTATGAAGAGACGCTTCGCTGGGCATCTGATAAGATCTTCGAAATCGAGAACCGTGATATCTTTACGTGGCTCGAGATGAAGCCGTCTCCAGATTTCTTCTGCAACGAGATCTGCTCTGTGCGGAAGTACTGCCCGAATGGAATTCTGCGTCCACAGCCGAAAAAGAAAAAGACAAAAGAATAAAAAGGAGAATTGTCATGGGATACTGTACTGAGTATTGCCTGTCAGTCAAAAATGTAAAAAGCGGAGAAGAGTTCAAACTTCTGGCTGATATACTGAAGGAGCGCGACCTGATACTGTACGCTTTTGACAGGGGTGAATATCTTGCGTCGGCTCAGATGGCCAAGTTCTTCCCTTATGAGAGCGTCAAATGGTACAGCTACGAGTACGATATGACTGAGATTTCCAAGCTTCCAGAGTTCAGCGAAATGGTCTTTGAGCTCTACGGTGTTGGCGAAGACCCGACAGATCAGTGGAAAACGTATTACAAGAACGGTAAGTCGGAGGAATGTCCTGCCGACATTATATTTCCAAAGCCAAAGACAATACGGTGGTGAGTCGCAGTGCTTGAGTTTGAAAACATTCATTGCCACACATGGGATTCCAACACCAATGCGTGTGCTGGATTCCCCGATAGCCCGGTATCAATTTTCGATTACGCGAAAGAATACAATAATCGCGGCATGAAATGCGTGATCGCTTCTGAGCATGGTTTCCGTGGCAACGTATGGGATCAGGCGGATGCCGCCGCGAAATACGATGGCATGAAAGCAATCTGCGCAAGCGAAGCGTATTTTGTGCCCAACAGAAACCCGGAGCTGGCCGATGGGCGCAACTTCCATTTGCTTCTTCTGGCGAAGAATCTGGAAGGATTCCATCAGCTGAATTTGGCCCTGTCAAAGGCAAATATGACGGGCTTCTACCATCATGGCAGGCTGGATTTCGAGCTGTTATCTGAGCTTGACTACAGGAACTTCCTTTGTACGACGGCCTGTGTTGGCGGCATTCTGAAGGACCCTGAAGGCGAACGGCTTGCGTGTCAGCTGGCCGAGATATTCCGCGAGAACTTCAGGCTTGAGGTGCAGTTCCACAACAATGAGATGCAGGCGGAGCATAACGCAAAGGTGCTGCGTCTCTACAAAAAGTATAAGTGGCCGCTCATCTTCGCTACGGACAGCCATTATGTATTCAGGGAACAGAAGATCTTGCGCAAAGAGCTTCAGCTTTCCAGCAAGATTGATATGGATGACTCTGACTGGGATCTGTATTTGCCGACGGCTGAAGAAGCCTATCAGCTGATGATCAGGCAGGGTGTGCTTTCGAAGCCGCAGATCGAAGAGGCCATGGAAAATACGCTGGAAGTGCGGGACTGGGAAGGCTTCACCTATACGACGGAGCGAAAGCTTCCTGTCAGCAAGCCGCGCCAGAATATGACCCATGAAGAGCGGAAGTATCTGTATCAGAAGATGGTCTGTGACGGCTACATTGAAAAGTTCGGCAAGCCGTCGCCGGAGCAGGCCAAGCAGCTTCGTGAAGAAATGAACGTCATTCTCGATACAGATTCGGAAGATTACTTTATCTCGCTAAAGGATATGTTGGATCGCGGCGTAGAGCTTGGCGGCGTCCTGACAACGACTGCCAGAGGAAGCGCCGGATCCTTCGCGACCAATGCCGCGCTGAACTTCACAACCATCAATCGGCTGACAGCGCCGGTAAACATGTACCCGGAAAGGTTTATCTCGGCTGACAAGCTGAAGGCCGGTAACCCTGATATTGACAGTAACATCTCCAACGTGGAAGCATTTGAGCAGGCCGGCAAGGAAATGTTTGGCGAATACGGATGCCTTCCCATGGTAGCGTTTGGTAAGAATAAGGTATCTTCGGCTTTCAAGATGCTGGCCCGTGCGCGCAATCTGGATTTCGCAACATCCAATGAGGTGTCGAAGCAGATTCAGTCGTATGAGCTGGACAGAAAGCACGCGATTGAAAACAACCAGGATGACCCGGATTATGATGTAGACGAAGATATCGATATCAACGATTACGTGGAGCCAAAGTACCGCCAGTTAGTTGAGGATTCAAAGCAGTATCAGGGAATCATTGTAAACATCGCGCCACATCCGTGCGCGCAT